TTAAACAGCAATAATTTGCCATTCTTTGCCTCTATCATCGTGGTATTTATCAGTCATATTTTGTGTTTTATGGCCCAATAATTTTTGTGTATTAATTCCTTGTTTTCGATAAAGTCGCTCGGATAAAGATCGTTGCTCATGGAAAGTTGGTGCCGTACCTTTTTCCCAAGTTAACCCACATTTATCTCGCGCTTTTTTAAACGTTGTGGTTAACGTATTTGGCGTGACTTGTTCGCCTCGTTTTGCTTGTGCGGTAGTATGTCGATAATGCACGAGATATTTACTCACAACCGCGTCACGACATTGAGCAACAACATCTCTTAAGGAGAGATTGATAGCCTCACATTTTAGCGAGAGAGGGATGGCCAACTTACTGCCCGTCTTCTCTTGCTGTATATGTAACATGTCATCCCAAATATCAGAGAATTTCATTTTACAGATATCACCGATCCGCTGACCTGTGGTTAAGGCCAGCAACATGCCACATTGCAGGTAAGGAGGGTGATTCTTGGCTTGCTGGTAAATAGTGCGCCATTCGTCCAATGTCATGCGTTCTCTTTTCACTCGGTTCCGTGGTTGTTTAGTTGCTTTCGCAGGATTGTAACCAGGCGGAACATAGCCAGCATGTTGAGCTTCCTTAAATACATCAATAAGCACCATGCGAACGACCTGAGCCATTCTTGAATGTCCTAATACTTTGATGGAATCTATTATTTCAGCAATATCTAAAGCGGTTATCTCTTTTAATATTTTCGTACCACAATACTGACGGAATAAATTAATAGGTTTCATTTTTTGTCGATAAGAATTAATTTTTAATTCACCGATATCTAATCTTTCTTTTTGAATATCTAAATATTTATCCATCCATATATCGACAGATATTTCAGACTTGTTTGTCTTAATTTTTGATAACCGTTCATTAATACTTAATAACTGTCGAGTATGTTGTTCAGCAATAATTGTATTGGCTTGAATGGCGGTTTCTCTCGCTTCTTGCTCGTCGGTGCCTAAGCTGTGAAATTTACCGGTGATGGGGTGTTTATATTGCCAATAAATTTTGCCGTTACGTTTATCTAACTTTCTATATAGATTAGGGATGATAATTTTATGGGTTCGTGGTCGGGCAGCCATCTGTAATTATCCTCTTAAGTCGTTCCGTTGATTTAGTAGGAATTTGGGGGAGAGACAGATAACCCACATAACGAGCTTCTCTATCGACCATCCACTTGCGACCCACTTTCATTGCAGGTGGTGCAATAAGGTTATTCTTTGCGTATTTTTGTAATACCGTCATGCAAGGAGAGGCATCTCCAAATTCCAACCTTGCCCACGCTTCAAGAGTCACCATTCTTGACATATTTTCTCTCCATACTGCCGTATACAGTTTAAATAGACGTTAATTATGCTGGTGGTATTTATTTAAACTTTTTAGAACTGTTTATTTAGCTCCTTTTACTTAATTCATTAAATCTACGTAAAAATAAAACTTTGGCTTGTAGTGGGGTTAATGGATTAACAATAAAATCACTCGTAGGAATACCTCCAAGCATTAGCCAATTGCTACCCACATCAATTTCTAAATCTCGCTTTTCGGTTGCTAACATCATTAAGTCGGCTAAATGCACAGCGTCCGACATAACGGGTGGTAAGTTATATTTTTGACGAATAACAGCATCAATTCTTTTTTCTATCACCTTATATTCAGGTAATAGCTTTTTAAGCGGTGATGGCAGATCTTTGACATAAGCTTCACTGGCATCATGAAGTAAGGCTTCTAAAGCATATTCAGGAGCAACTAAATAGCTGACATATACCGAGTGTTGAGCAACAGAATAGAAATTATCAATCTGCCCATTAAAGCGACATTCATTAGCTAAACCTGTCGCAATGTCTTGAATATCTATATCCTCGATCCGTACATCGAGGTAATAGAAGTGCTTATTTGTTGCTGTTGCAATATAAGACATTATTCTCTCCACATAATTTAAGTAATAAAGATCCCTCTCGAATTAATCGAGATTAAATTTCCCTGATGTTGGTTAATGGTAAATAAAGACTTATTTTTTATGTTTCAATTATTGAACTTGATTATTGCTTACCTCAAGTTGTGGCGGTTTCTACGGTTTTCTATGAAGTGGGAAAGACTCTTCATCTAATACTAAGTTTTGTTAGAATCAAATCTAATAAAACTTATATTTTATGTCAACACAAATCTAAGTAAATTTAGATTTGTGTGATGGTGAGATTACAATTCGTACTGAACACCCTTTACAACACCAACAATTTCACAATTGCCATTGATCGGGATGTTTGGATAGCGGGGATTGAGTGGAGATAGGTATTTATTAGGGCCATCAATAATTAATTTTTTAATTGTTACCTCGTCACTTCCTGTAAGGCGAGCGACTACAATTTTGCCACTAATTGCCTCTGCTGCTGGATCAACAATAACTTTTGCACCTTCTGGAATAGAAGGCATACCCGAAGGATTAGTCATCGAATCACCTCTAACTGTAAGGGCGAAGCTTGAAGGTGATACCTTTAAAGAAGTTTCTAGATATTCCAACGTTTCATCATAAATCTCTGTTGCTAGGTATTCAGTGAATTTACCTGCTTGTACATATGACAAAACGGGAAGTTTTCTCATTGTTGTAATCACAGAAATATTTTCCTTCGATGATATTCCATAAAGGATGTAAGACTCAGTTGTATTAAAAAACTGGGCAAGCTTTATTAGAGCATCGCCATTTGGCAAATTAAGATCTTTTTCCCAATAGCCAACCGCAACACCCGATACGCCACAGTATTTCCCTAGTTCATTTTGTGTCGTCTTGGTTGTCTTACGAAGCTTTTTTATTCTGCTTCCAACAGTATCCATTTTCATTCCGAGGTTAATTTTTAACTAAGTTATCTTAGTTTTTATTGATAAAAGAAAACTTATATTTTAATATCTAATAAAACTTATATTGGAGGTGCTTATGACAACTAATGAAGTTGAAGTTTACTTTGGTGATGCTAGCAAAGTCGCTAGTTTTTTTAAAATTACGCCAGAAGCCTTTTATCAATGGAAGAAAAGACCAGGTCAATTAATACCTAAAAATCGAGCAATTGAAGCTGACTTACTAACTGAGGGAAAACTTAAATATAACCCTGAACTTTATAGAAAAAATACCAAAACAGCATAAGGCAATTAACTACCAATAAAAGATAGAGCAGGTAGATATGAGCAAACATTCAATTAAAGAAGTTATTAAAGAAATGTGCAAAGCACTGCCGGGTGGACGTTCTGCTATGGCAGGGGCTCTAGGTATGTCACTCGAGACGTTTAATAACAAGTTATACGAAAAAAATGGCTGTCGTTTCTTTGATATTGATGAACAAGAAGCTATGGAAGACATTTCAGGCACTAAGTTGCTGGTGGAATATCATCTAGATCGCCATGGCATGAGTGCATTACCAAAAATAGAAGCAGAAAAGATAGATCAAGTAGAGTTGTTTGATATGCGAATGACGTTGGCTGCTATGCAAGGTTCACTCGCCGTTTTAATTCAAGAAAGCCTTGTTGATGGTGTTTTAACGGATGAAGAAATAGGGCGTATTTATCGAAAAGCAGGAAAAGTTTTTGCGTATGCAATTGGGTTCTTGGATTCACTGAAAGTGTTATACGGTGAAAAACAGGAAGCGACTAAGAAAGGGTGAAGCCAAAGGTATACGGCCTCTGGCTTCGGTTGCCAATTTCAATGATGTGAAGAGAAATAAGCATGAGTAGATTAGCGCATCTAATACCTAAAAAGCAATTTCGCTGTTTACCCTTAACTAAAGAGGGAACATTTCGCTATGTAGAAAGCATACCGAGTGACAATCGATCACACAACTACCGAAAAAATATCGATTTGGTAGATAAGAGGGCACTGAAAAAGTCATGGGCTGATTTCTATTTCTTGAGTGGAGGAAAATGCAATGCGAAATGAAGATCCCAATCGTCTTGATCGTTATTACAGAAACCCTCGAGGGCTCCTTGTTCATGTCATTCGTTATGATCGACAAAAACAGCGCGTTATTTTTATGATTGATGGTTGTGAATACGAACAATGCGAGCCGGTTCAAAGATTTAAAGAGAGATATACCCGAGTTAAGTGAGGCCTCTTATGAGTGTTAAATTATCTAGTTATGTTTGGGATGGTTGCGCCCATGCAGGTTTAAAACTCACATCAGTCGCTATCATGGCAAGATTAGCTGATTTTTCTAATGATGAAGGTATTTGTTGGCCTTCGGTTGTGACGATTGCACGTCAAATTGGTGCGGGTGAAAGCACGGTGCGCACGGCAATAAAACAGTTGGAAAAAGAAGGGTGGTTAACCAGTGAAAAGCGTAGAAAAGGCAATCGCAACGCAAGCAATATCTATCAGCTGAATGTAGAGAAACTATACCAATCAGCAAAGAAAGCACTTTCTCAACCAACAAAATCTGACGTGTCAAAATTTGACGCATCAGGAGTTGACCCATCAAAATTTGTTGCATCAAATTCTGTTCCCTCAAAATCGAGCAAAAATAGGGATTTTGAACCGCCAGCTCCTGAGGGCGATCCATCAGTAACTTCAAAATATGATCCATCAATAAACCATTCTTCGTCGCAGAATTCTGGCGAATCCAGCGACCAGCCCAAAAATGATTTTTTAACTCGTTATCCTGAAGCTGTGATTTACAGCGCCAACTTTCAAAAATGGGGCTCCGCTGACGATTTGAAGTGCGCTAAATGGCTATTCAGTCGTAAATGCGAAGTGTTTCAAGAGATGGGATTAAAAACGCCTAAAGAGCCAAATTTCACTGATTGGGCTAATGATATTCGCTTAATGACAACGATTGATGGGCATACTCACAAAGAAATTTGCCAGTTCTATAAACGAATTACGCAAGATGATTTTTGGAAAAAGAATGTTCAGTGTCCTCGTACACTCAGGGCTCAATGGGATGATTTAACCTTACGTTTGGCGGGTAAGAAAAAAATCACCATCGACTCCGTAGAGCGTGATGAAACATTCCGGCTCATCTGGGGTACGGGTTGGAAACCTAAAAATAAAATCCAAGAATTAGCGGCTATTCAGGCAAAGAAAAATGGTCTAGGCAGAATGAATGAGGTTGCAGGTTTAGCTGCGTGGCGAGGTATTTGGCAACAAGTAGCGGAACAAGTTGCTCAGGAAGTTTTGCTATAAACGAGAGTGGAGAAAAATAACATGAATGGACTAATTGTTATTGATGGTGTTCAAATTCGTCGAGATACCGCAGGGCGTTATTGTTTAAATGATCTTCATCGAGTCTCAGGTGGTGAAAAACGGCATCAACCGTCGAATTGGAGTGCTTTGACTCAAACTAAAGAGTTGGTTGATGAAATTTCAACCGCTCCTGAGATCACAGGAGCGGTTGCCATTGTGACTATTGTTGGTGGGCTTAACCAAGGAACATATGTTTGCAAAGAATTAGTGTATGCCTATGCAATGTGGATAAGCCCATCATTTCATTTAAAAGTGATCCGTACTTTTGATGCATTGATAACACAGCAACACGGCGAAAAGTTAGCCGATAAAGTTCAAGCTGGAGTCATATTGCTTGAATCGATGGCTAAAAGCCTGAATTTCTCAAATTCTTCAAAATTAGGGGCGTATCAAAAATTACAAGCCATGGCAGGCTTACCCGAATTAGCCCCTGTGTATGCGATTGATGCGCCAAGCGGATCAATGGATGGTTCAAGTCGTCCAACAGTAGCTTTATCAACACTGATTAGAAAACATCAATTACCTATTTCAGCGCAACAAGCTTATAAACGGTTGGCCGATCTCGGCATTGTTGAACGTTTATCTCGCCCAAGTACGAAAACAGCAAACAAAGTGAAAGAGTTCTGGTCTGTGACTGCTCGAGGTTGTCAGTTTGGGAAGAACATGACCAGCCCTAATAATCCTCGTGAAACCCAACCCCATTTTTTTGAAAGTAAAACGGATGAATTGATCCGTATGGTGATGCTGAATAAGCGGGTGAGTGCATGAAATTATTATTAACCCCTTATATTCAGCCTGATCTTGGTGTCGTTTTATTGAAGCCTGAAGCGGAGTTGCTTGAGCAACTAAAACAACATTCTCGTGTGATTATTAGTGATGTACCAAAGAGTTTAGATAAATGGCCTTCTGGTGCATTAACAGGGAATGAACAACCATTATTGAATAACAAGGACATTATTGGCTTTTTGAATAATGAAAAAGTGATCCAAGCTATGGGCGAGCTGGCATCGATGAATATGTGGATAGGCAGAAATATCCATTGCTGCCAGATCAACGATGAGCATGACAGTTATCATCATCATGAATTAACAACCACATGGCATAAAGACGGTGTGATACGGACTTGTTGGTACCATGATAATCATATTCGTAATTCATCGGCGGGGTGGGTTGCTGAATTAGCGTATAAAAATCGTATTGCTTGGATGATAGACACTATTCGCAGTCGTTTGAGATTAGATGATAACCATTCGCTGACGATACCTGATTTTTTTGCTTTTGCCGTGATGCATAAACTGGTTGATGAATTACCTGATGCCATATTGCGTCGTATTCTAAATTGGTCTGATAAACCTAAAGAGCGTAGGGTGCATGGCGGTTTTCCTGAAGCTGATATTGTTCCAAATGAAGTGACAGCACTATCAGTAATGAATGCGCGTTTAGATGCCATAAAACCCGTTATTAATGTGACTGTCGATCCGGAACCTCCAGCCTCATTTCTTCTTAAACCTAAAATGCGCCGTTGGGAGAATACCCAATGGCTTCAATGGGTAAAAACACAGCCTTGTTGTGTTTGCGGACAACAAGCTGATGATCCACATCATATCATCGGCCATGGTATGGGAGGTATGGGAACGAAAGCTCATGACTTATTCACTATTCCATTATGTCGGCAACATCATGATGAGTTACATCGTGATCCCAAGTTGTGGGAAGCCACTTATGGTAACCAAATCGAATTGTTATTTTCTTTTTTAAGCCGTTCATTAGGAATGGGGGCATTGGTTTAACGTGTGTACGGCACGGGGAGTCTAAGTATGAGAGATATGCAGGAAGTTTTATCGCGTTGGGGAGCGTGGTCAGCTAATGAGGGAAATAGTATCGATTACTCATCAATTGCCGCCGGTTTTAAAGGATTAATTCCAAGCTCAAGACGAAGCCGAGAGCAATGTTCAGATGATGATGGCTTAAAAATCAATAAAGCGGTATTACATTTAAAGGTAAATAATAGTTACTTGTTTCAGTTGGTTATTATGTACTATGTGAAGAATTATCCTTTGCGTTCAATGGCTTCAAAACTCGGTATTTCTCATAACGAAGTGGCTAAGCGATTGCAGACAGCGGAAGGCTTTATTGAGGGATGTCTATCGGTTGATAACGTAAAATTAGACATGGATAAAATAATTAGAAAACACCGCATTTATAGTCTTGCGTAATTACAAAACACAATATATTGTATTAATAATGATTTCAATGTTACATGATTATCTATTAAAAACCTCGTGAGTGTAGCGGGGTTGTGTTTTTTATAGGTCTACTTAAGCTGATTTACTGCTAAAAAATAAAGTTTGCTATCTGCATTTTTCTATGGCTTAATAGCGTCACTGGTTTGGAAGTACAGACCTATTTATGTTAGTAAGTTTAAAGTTGTTCCCGTTTAGCGTTATCCTCGATACCTCTTCATTGTGAATTCCTTCTAATTAATTCCCATAAGTAAAAATACAAAACAAACCGCATATGCCTTATGGCAAATTAAATAAATTAAAGGAAATTCTATGTCTAATACAATGACTGGTACAGTAAAATGGTTCGATGAAGGTAAAGGTTTTGGTTTTATTACTCCAGCTGATGGTAGCAAAGATGTCTTCGTACATTTCTCTGCAATCCAAAGTGATAGCTTCAAAACATTAGCTGAAGGCCAACAAGTTTCATTCACCATGGAAAATGGTATGAAAGGCCCAGCAGCAGGCAACGTGGTGGCTCTCTAAAGGCGCTATTACCATTCGCCTCAATTTTAAATGCCCTTGTTGTAGCAGTTCACAATATAGAACATCACAATTTGATGTCACAGTGAACAATCCACACGGCGCAAAATGTATCTTTTGCAAAAGTGTGATGACAGCACAAATGAGTTAAGCATTAAATAGTTGAATATACAAAACCTCGCTTCGGCGGGGTTTTTTGCTATCTACAATCTCATATTAGTTAAAGATAAAAAATTTAGATTTTAGGGCTTGAAAAATACTTGCTCGTTCATATTTATATTTTGGGTAAATAAGATACCGCCCATAATTCACTAAATACTGAAGGAGGAGTTATATGCCTAACATTAAACCTTTTTCATTATTCCCAACATTATCTGACAACTTACTTTCAAACCGTTTTGATCAAATAGATCGCCTGTTTAGTCAGTTAACAGGCAGTAAGCCAATAGCATCACCTGTACAGACTTATAACCTGAAACAGATTGATGATAACCACTATGAACTGACAGTGAGTGTGCCTGGATATCAAGAAAATGACTTATCGGTTTCATTGAAAGGTAGTCGTTTATTGATTGAAGGGAAAAAAGAAGAAAAATCAGAAGAAGACAATGATAAATGGATCCACCGAGGCATATCTCAAGGGCAATTTACATTGCAGTTTGACCTCGGTAAAAATGTTAAAATAGAAAAAGCTGATTTATCAAGTGGACTTCTGACTATTGCTATTGAGTATGAATTACCTGAAGAAGAAAAACGGCAAACAATAGCGATAGAAAATAAAGATAAAAAATAATTGAGTTAGATAACGTGAATAAGATTAAGGCTACACATTATGTGTAGCCTTAATTATTTTTGTCAGGCTAGGGTAGATAGAACACAGTTAGAGATTACGATATGGTTTGAGAGAGGAGCTGACATATCCTCCTATCTGGTGTCGAGGTATATGAATTAACAGGGTTCAGAACGGCTCAAAAACGTGGTCACGTGTCGCGTTCATTCGGATAGTACTTTGTATAACCCCTTTGTTGATTTAAAGTCGATGCTTAATAAGGTAAAATATAGTCTATCGCATGTTCGATACCTAAACGTTGACCACGTTAGGTTTCCAAAATGACAGTCTTGATTCTCATCGGAGGGGGCATGGAAAAAGATTCCAAACGCGGTTCCGCATTGATAAATGCTATCAAATCAACATCAATCATCGATCTCAGCAAGGAGTACGCTGAGTGCGGACTGGATATGTTAATTGACTCAGATGTTTTGAAAGAGATTCCTTTTATTAATACTGCTGTTGGGATATTTAGTGCTGTAGGTTCTGCGAGAGACTATATATTCACTGAAAAACTTATTCGCTTCTTGACACAATTTTCTGATCTTTCAATATCAGATCGAGTAGCAATGGTCGATAAGTTGAATGAAGACGATAAATTTAGCGGGAAGGCTGGCGCAAGAATAATTGAAATAATAGACCGAATGGAGAGTGAAAATAAGCCAGAGTTGGCAGCAAAGTTTTTTAAGGCATTCGCCAGTGCGGAGATTAATTTTTCTGAATTTCGTCGTGTGCTTGTCGCTTTGGAACGTATTCCTGCGTTTGATATTCCTGCATTGGCTGCATTTTCGATGTGTGATATTTATGAATCTGCAAGAATGGAACAATCTCTTTTGCTTGCATTTGTTAATGCGGGACTTGGACAAAATAATGGCGGCTTCGATGGTGGTGTAATAATCCCAACAGAACTCTGTAAAATATTCATAAAAGCCGGAAAATTAAAATCAGATTAATTATTTACCTAACAAACATTATGTGTAATAACGGGAAACAAGGTATTCTCATTATATTTTTTTATTAAGTCCGCTTCTGTCCCTAGCCGTCCAAAAAACATAGACAGAGATGGGCGAAAAGTAGAATTTAGAATACTTAGCTTCCCACTCAATTTTATTTCGTTAAAGATGTATGTCAGTAGATAAATAGGAATATTTGAGCTGATTATGCCTTTATATATAGCTCCAATAAATAATTACCCCTTCTACTTTTGTATGAATGACCTGATTTCGAAAAATTATACTTTACGAATAAATACTGCATACTATTGTTATCTTGACGGACTGTGGCAAAACATTTTTTGTCTGATAAATTCTCAGAAATGTAACAACATATTGATTCCATTAATTTATTCCCTAATTGTTGTCCTCTCATTTTTTCTTTGATGTAGATCCATCCTAACTCATAATCGTATTTTTCTTGCTCAGAAACACCAGCTTTTTCAAAAGATTTTAATTTATATCCTGCTACTGGACGTTTGATTGCACCAATACCAATGCATTGTTCCTTGGCGTAGATAAAGAACAGACACTCAGAATCCAATATCCTTTTATTTAGCCCTTCAGGAGCTACTTCACCTCCCTCGATTACTAATTTTTCAAAGGTTTTTAATTCCTTTATATCGCAATTTTTAGGGCTCTTGGCTATTATTTTCATTTTCATAACTCTTTTTAGATATAATTGATTGATTTTAAACACAAATACTAAGTTTTTTATATCAATTTAAAATATAGAAAAGCAACAATGAGTAAACGATTTTATTTTTATAAGTTTTAAAGGGCTAATTGTATCCCATGATTCATTAGCAGTTGTTATGAAGTCTGTAATATCTGCTTTTGGCACAGAGCTACCTTTCAGATTAGGTTTAGCTATGTTCTGTAGTTGTGTCAGGTCGAGTCCTAGCTGATACAACTAATATTCATAATTAGGATTGCAGTTAGTGCCACCTAATGCTTGGCAAGTGGCTAATGCTCTTGCTCTTTTCTGTCGTGGGGTTAGTTCTAATTTTTCCTTTTGTTCTGGAGTTAAATTATCCAATAGGTCTTTGTTAATTAATTTATAGCAGTAATTTACGATTCTTTGTGTATTTCTATTATCAATTTCATTTGAAATAGCTTTATAGCGCCTCAGATTTTCATTGTATTCTGGATGGGATGATGGATTAACATTCAATTCGTCCATTTCATAATGCTTTTTCGTTTTACATAATTGAAGATCTGAATATTTCGAGAAATTATCGTTCCTTTTTTCAGTTACTACAGGAGTAGAGATACTGGCACAACCAGCCAAAAGTGTAGTCACTATAAAAACAATAAAAGCAGGTTTCATATTATTCTCTATAATTGAATTATGCATTATACACAACCATCCGTTCAGAATTAATTCGTTCAATGTTGAATAAGGTGTAACCTATCAAATTAACATCTTTTTGAAGTTACCACCTATAACATTGAGGGAAGTTGCGACGTCATGACGAGATAATGGTATAAATATTAATTAGAAAAATGAATACAACATCCAGTCCACCTAATGCCTGTGAATGTATTGTCGTGGGGAGCTCACTCCGACTAAAATCGGTAACTTTGATACCTAATGATCTCTACCTATTTCCACTATTGGAACTGAGAGAACTGTTCGATTCTATTTAGCCTTAAATTATAGCAGTATTAGATCGAATATGCTCATATACATCTAAATTGTAAGTATAAAAGGACTACCTAATACGGCATAAAAAATGCCGATACGCTAGGAGTCATATCGGCATATAAAATAAACGCAAGAAGCAATGTAAGTCATGTCGTACTAATTCGTATCAAACCTGTCAATTTGACACATATTAATGATAACTATTCTCATTAATATGTTCAACCCTAAATTAAATAAGGTTACTTTGTAGCCTTTTCATCTACGTCGACCACAGAATCAACACCCACTTATACCGTTCTCACAAGAGTTGTGAGTCGGCATCTTATTGATTAAAGTTTTAGTCGAGTTTTATTTTTGATATTACAACCGAGTGGTTTTATCGTATTTTTTGTAAAAGAGGGACGATAGCTTAAATGAGTTAAGCATTAAGTGGTTGAATATATAAAACCTCACTTCGGTGGGGTTTTTTGTTACCTGAATTTTACCACGCCTCTTAACTGAGGTTTTTCCTATTGCTGTAAATAAGATCAGTAACGCTTATTAGTACTTAAATGGTTAAATAGAATCATAAAGTTTTATTTAATTATCATCTGACTCTATTGATGAATAAAATATTTATGGCTAGGAAAAACAATGAAGAAAAATAACAACCCAACAAGAATTAATTCTATTGAAGTTTTAAAATTTAGAGGTTTAGAAAATGTAACAATAAACTTTGGTAAGAGAATAACCGCTATTTGTGGCAAAAATGGAACATCTAAATCAACAATTTTAGGTATTTTGGCTCAGGTTTTTAGTTTCAGAGAGGATGTATCAGTAGAGCCATCAATAAAATTAACTGACTATAAAACATTAACAGGTAAAGGTTTCAAATCAGATTTTTCAGACCATTTCAGGTTTTCTGAAAAGTATGATGTAGGTGGAAATATGCATGTTAAATTGTCAGTTTATGATGCATATACTGGAATCACCCCACCAGATTTAGAATTAAAAATATATGATTATTCAGATCGAAGCAAAGCAAGGCCTGTAGTTAGAAAAAATACAACAATTGAGGGGAAAAATGAAAGTCGGAATCTGACGCACCCAGTAATTTTTTTAAGCCTTCGAAGATTGTTGCCTATAACATTACGGCCTGAATATAAAGCGGTTACAAACTCTTTTTTAGAAGAGTATAACAGTGACATCAGATCCATGTATCAATATTTAACAGGAAAAGATGGTTCTAATTTTTTGACTGGAACTGAGGGAACTATTAATTCTATGGTGATGCACTCAGATTGCTATGATCATGAGTCGGTATCTGTTGGGGAAGACAATATAGGGCAAATAGTTCAGGCATTGTTTTCATTTAGAAGATTAAAAACACAGTACGCTGATTATCATGGTGGATTACTTCTAATTGATGAAGCTGATGCTGGGCTTTTCCCTGCGGCGCAAAAAAGACTGATTGAGATATTAGAGAAAGAGTGTAAAAAATACAACTTGCAAGTAGTGTTTACAACGCATTCTCCAACATTGATAGAAGCTGTACATAAACTACACCGTAATGATAGGGAGGGAAATTATAAGGTAGTTTATTTAACAGATACTTACGGGAAACTTGAAGCAAAGGATGATTATACGTGGCTAGATATAAATTCTGATTTACATATCGAAACTATAGATATTAATGATAAATTATCACTCCCACCAATAAATGTTTACTTTGAGGATAAGCAGGCGTTTCAATTGTATTCTTCTTTGGTTAGAAGTCGGAAGATTAGTAGGATTACTCAGCCATTAAAAGAAATATCAATGAGTTGCAGTAAATATATAGATTTAATCTATTGTAAGGTTCCTGAATTTACATCAAAAAGGATCATCGTTTTAGATGGTGATGTAATGGAACAAGATGGTGATAAAATGAAGAAAATATTAAAAAATAAAAATCTTGTTTTTCTTCCAACAAATCTTGCTCCAGACCAATTGTTATTTGAATTTTTGTATAATCTACCAGCCGAGCATGATTTTTGGAGAAAAAACCCGATAAAATTTACTAAACCAGTATTCAGAAAAATTGGTAACGAGATAATTAGTCGCCTAGGAATTAGTGGTGAAAATATACAACTCATTGAGTACATAAAGCAGGATAAAAATAACAAAGAAGATGTCAATAAGCTTCGTTTGCTATTTAAAAACTTTAGCACAAGTAATGAGATTGAAACATTAATTTCAGGTAAAATAAGGTTTAATCCATATGCAGTTTGGGCAAAAGAAAACAAGAATAAAACAGATATTTTTGTAGAAAAAATGACCGAAGCATTGAAATCCGTATTGTTAAATGGGCATCATATAGACAATGTTATTATTGATTCTTATTTTATTGAAAAATAAGAATATATTTTCATGTCCATATTGTGTTTTTGCTGGTAAGCTACAAAAAAATAGAGGGAAATGATATGAGATTTAACACCCCGCTAAGATATCCCGGAGGAAAAGGGAAGCTTACTCAGTATTTTAAAGAGATTATTGATAAAAATAATCTCAAAGGTTGCCACTATGCAGAGCCATTCGCTGGTGGTGCAGGCCTTGCATTGAACTTATTAGCTCATGGATACGTTGAACATGTATATCTTAACGATATCAACCCAGCAGTATATGCATTCTGGCACTCGGTATTATATAGAAATGATGAGCTATGTTCGTTAATAGAAAATACTGATGTCACTATGAGTGAGTGGCATAAGCAAAGAGATGTAATGAACAAGCTAGACTTAAGTGACTTACTTATCTTGGGCTTTTCTGCATTTTTCCTAAATAGAACTAACCGATCTGGAATTTTACTTGGCGGTGTTATTGGTGGTAAAAAGCAGGAAGGTGAGTGGAAGTTAGATGCTAGATTTAACAAAGCAAATCTAATTCAGAGAATCAAAGCTATTGGTGATAATAGTAAAAAGGTTTCAGTGTACAATTTAGATGCTGTGGATTTTATTGATAGTGTAGTTAAAAAGCTTCCAGAAATATCTCTTACTTATATAGATCCCCCATATTATGTCAAAGGTGAGGGGTTATATGAAAACCACTATATACATGATAACCATGTTGCTATAGCTGATAAAATAATTAATGAAATAAAGTCACCTTGGGTAGTTTCATACGATAATGTAAAAGAAATCGCCACTATGTATGAAGGGTGTAAAACTCTAGATTATGAGTTAAGTTATAGTGCACATGAACGGAAGAAAGGGATGGAGTTAATGTTTTTTAGTAGAGATCTCGTCATACCTAAAACTTCCGATCCAGCTAAATATAAGAAATAGTAACTAACCTGCTCCGGCAGGTTTTTTGTTATCTGCAATCTGTAAGGATTACTTACAAGTCCAACTCTCCGGAATTACCGGATAGTTCACATTCATAAGATCGTTTAGGCGATCTTTTTTCATCTACGCCGACCACAGAATCAACACCCATTTATACCGTTCAAACAAGAGCTGTGAGTCGGCACCTTATTAACTAAATAAATCGGTAAATGTTATGTCAAAAGAGATAAGCGAATTACAGTTTAGTCTTCACTATTCCTCAGAAACAGACAGTGAAATGAATATCTCAACCATTTTAACGGCAAATATTCATACGGTTGATGGTGATACTCAACAACTGACGCAATTAATTTGCACGACATCTCCTGAAGGAAAAAAACAATATCGGATCGGCTTGCAAAAAATTAGTGATGCTGGTGACCCATTGCTGGTGGCGCTTGAGTCTTATTGGCGTAAAAACACACAAGAGAGCTGTGTTTATTTGTTAGAGAAAGCGAAGCAATTTATTCAAGGGCACTTACAACAAACGAATACTTGGATATCCATGTACGGCCTTGTGATTGTTTCTAATGCGTCACTTGAAGAGCAGTTGCCTGAAAGTTTATTAAAGGCACTTAAAGTATTAATACCCGCCTAATTTTTTTAACTCTCTCTCACTAATCATCAACGGACACTCCTCTGGGGGTGACTATGCGTATGGAAAAATTAACCAATGTAACTTATGGAACAGCAGGCCTAACGGCCTTTTTTGCCAGTCTCTCTTTATATGAATGGGGATTTGTTATCGGGATGGCGTTCAGCATGCTTCTGGGTTTAGCCACTTATTTTATGACTCGTCGAGAACAACGAAAACGCACTCAATTATTTGAAGAGCTTGTTCGTCATGTTGACCCACAAAACCCGACCGAAACCTTAAAAAAGCTTGCTGAATTAATGGTGAAAGCGCCAAAGGATATTTAATGTCTCTCAAACAGAAAATAGCGGTGATAACAACAGCAGGAGCAACAGCCATCGCGTTAGTAGTAATAGCCCATTTTGAAGGTGTACGTTATGAACCTTATCGTGATGTGGCGGGTGTTCTAACTGTTTGTTATGGACATACAGGCAAAGACATTATTCAAGGCAAGAGATACACACAACAAGAATGTGATGCGTTATTACAAATCGATTTTATTAAGACACAACAGCAAGTCGATGCATTAATCAAAGTATCACTCGATGACTACACCAAAGCTGCTTTATATTCCTTTGCTTTTAATGTGGGTACAACCGCATTTGCTCGCTCAACATTACTCAAGAAGCTAAACGCTGGTGATAGAGCGGGTGCCTGTGAAGAAATGAAACGTTGGATATATGCAGGCGGAAAGGTCTGGCGAGGGCTTGTCAGTCGTCGAGAGGCGGAGTCAGCACTATGTCATGGAAAACTTTAATCATCATTATCGGCTTTATTCTTGCATTACTCATTACAGTCGCTGGTGGCATTTATCTCTTGATTGATAACTCATGTACTAAAGACCAAGTGAGTTTAGAAAAGCGCTGTCAGATTGCACTCTCATATCATCGGTACTAATCATGAAATACGGAAAACTCTATGCCGTCATTGCGATGGTAGGCATTATTGTGGGAGGCTATTGGGTGATTAATTGGCAAGCTAACAGAATTAATCTATTAGTAGAAACAAACAAAGAACTAACGGAGGCTCTCGAAGAACAGAAGTCTATTAATACTGACTATCAAGCACGCATAATGCGATTAAATCAGTTGGATATTCAATATACGCAGGAGCTAGCGAATGCTAAGAATGAAATTAGTCGCTTGCGTGATATTAGTGAGCGTCATCCTGAGCGGGTGTATATCAAAGCCGAGTGCCCAAAAAGCAAAACTACTTCCGCCACCAGCTTGGCTTATGCAACCACCGCCCGACCTACTGACACCGCTATCAGAAATTATTGGTTACTCAGAGAGCGAATTGCAGAGTCAGATAGAATAATTAGAGGATTGCAGGATTATGTAAGACAAGAGTGTATTAATTAAAAATAACCCTGTGAGTTTGGGCTCCCACAGGGCTTTCACTAGTATGTGTGAAAATAATATATTACCAATATCGACTAAACCAATCTGTTAATAATCAACGCTATTTTTTAGAAAATAATCCTCTTGTAATGATGTTTTAATGCGTTGCGTTGTCGCTGTTCTCATACATTAACGATGACATGTTCTCCTCACATTGAGTGTGTAAGAGAAATCAAAAACAACGAATACCACCGTTTTGTTATTTTTTGGTCATTATCAGCAACGTCAGCTGTAGGTAGAAGAAGGGGCGTGACGATGGAGAGACATCATCTACAAACATCATTCATTGAGTTGTGTATACAGATAGCCATCAGTTAATCGCTGGTGGCTTTTTTTATACGCATTACATCGCTCATTCACAGAGCAATTCACAAACGTCGAATCCAATCACTTTGATATGAGCCTTCGAGAAAGTCAGTTATAGCTGGCGAGCTTCGACGGGCTGATTTTCTATGTGAACGAGGGTTCATTTCAAATGAAGGTAATACGTTATGCAATATCCAAGAGTAAGTATTAATGGTGTATCTGTTCGCGTTTATGACAAAGGAAGATATAACCTAAATGATTTACATGCCTCAGCCGTGGCAAATGGCGAAGCCAGAGAGAATCAAAAGCCAAGTCAATTTTTGAGAAGCAAACAGGTTAAGACATTTGTAGAAAAATTAAGCGCAATGCAAAAATGCACTGCGGTCAAAGTCATTAACGGTGGGCTTAATCATGGTGTGTGGGCATTAGAATTGGTTGTTATTAGATACGCAGCTTGGCTAAAGCCTGAGTTTGAAATTCTCGTATATAACACCTTTAGGGATGCTACGAGAAAAGGGTTAGATATCATGGCTAAGTTGAACAAGTTAGATCATGTAATCAATACCGAAACAAAAAATGTTAGTAGCTGCGCGAGAACGATGGCTAACTGGGGTGTTGGTGGTAGAAAGCAGTTACTACTAACAGCGAGGGAACGAATTCTTAAAGAAGCTCAAATCTATATTCCTGGTATTGAATAGCGATCCTTAAAATTGAGGATGTTGATTTAATTAATATCTAACGAGGAATAGGCCCTAATGGCTTTTTATTGGAGTTTATTATGTCAAACAAACAGATTAATTATGAGGCAATAGGTCATTGTGTTTACTTGCAAAAAGAAATATCGCAGCTAATTGAAGAGAGAAGCAACCTATATAAAGAATTCATAGCGATTTGTCATTCAGGGCAATTTCCTTATATAGATCCAAGAAACACAAAAATCATCGATTTAAATAGTATTGATAAGCCAGCTAAATTGCTAAAAAAAATACATGAGATAAATCAAACTATCATCACACTAGCAACCACTCATAATCAATGGGCGGATAAGGCTGATTATGAACATTATGTTATTAGTAGCGATAATTCTTTAGGTTTTAGTACGTCTAGTGACGCTATATTCAAAGGAATTATTACCTGCAATAAGCAATCATCAATAGACGCTGATGTCGTCAGAAATAAACCATGAAAAAACGCAATGTCTATGGTGGTCGGTGGGCAAAGGTGCGATTAGCATTTCTTAATGAACATCCACTTTGCGTCATGTGCCAAGAGCAAGGACGTATTACTGCAGCCACAGTAGTTGACCACATTACTCCGCATCGTCTTAAAGAGGCACTTGAATCAGGTGATAAAGAACGTATCGCAAAAGCTCAAGCCTTATTCTGGGACACAAAGAACTTTCAAAGCTTATGCGAACTGCATCATAACTCAACCAAACAACGTATCGAAAAGAGTGGCAAAGTCATTGGCTGTAATGCGGATGGCATTCCACTCGATCCGAACTCTCATTGGAATAAATAACGATGTGTAATCAAAAACAAGTGAAGTTATCCAAGCTATTTCGTGGCGGTCGCTTCGTTGGTCATGCATTAAGTGTTGATGGTGAGTTGTTAAGTAATCAAAAGTTAGTTGTTCTTCCACCCGCTGATGGATTATGTAAACAAGTTGATATCTCAGTCACACTGACATGCACTAATGACATGATCATGAATGCACCCGATATCCATTTGAAATAATTCTAAATTGAAATAACAACGGGTGGGGGCGGGGTAAAAGTTCAAACACTTTCGCCCTGATTACCTAGCGCCCTCATTTGTGTGCACAACCGCGAAATGAAAAGTTTTTTTCTGGGAGGTTCCGATGGCAGGAAGACGCCCGAAACCGACCCACTTGAAGGTGGTCACCGGTAATCCGGGAAAACGAAAACTCAACGATAAAGAACCCCAACCTAAACGTGAAATTCCAAGCCCACCCGAACATTTAACGGATTGGGGGAAAATGGCGTGGGCAAAATTAACCTTATTACTTGATGGAATGGGCGTTTTAACCGTGGCTGACACGCTGGCATTAGAACGGCTGTGTGATATCTACGCCGATATTCTTCAATTGCGAGACACCATTGCGATTGAAGGTCGGACATACACCACAAAAACGCAATTAGGGGATTTTTTAATTAAAGCGAATCCTGCCGTTGCCATGTTGGCTGATGCAGATCGCCGTTTTAAAAGTTATTTAGTCGAGTTTGGTTTAACCCCCGCCGCTCGTTCGAAGGTGAAGATGGATGGTGGAGAAGAAGAGGAAGATCCGCTCAACCAATATTTCGGTTGATCCCGCAACGCAATATGCGCAAGACGTGCATCAAGGCAAAATCTTAGCGGGGCCTGATATTCGTCATGCATGTGCACGTCATCTCAAAGACTTAAATGAAGCCGAGCAACGAGGATTAGTCTGGGATGTTGAGGCTGTCAAAAGGGTGATCGACTTTTTCGCGAAAGTCTTAAAGCTCAATGGCGGGGAGCATGAAGGGAAACCATTTATTTTATTGCCTTGGCAATGCTTTGTGATTGGCTCTATTTTTGGCTGGAAAATGACTGACGGTACACGGCGATTTCGCATGGTGTACGTTGAATCAGGCAAAGGTTCAGGAAAATCACCGATGGCGGGTGGCGTTGGGTTGTACTGTTTAGTCGCCGACAGTGAACCGCGTGCCGAAGTGTATGCGGCAGCCACGAAAAAAGACCAAGCCATGATTTTGTTTCGTGATGCGGTGGCGATGGTTGATCAATCTCCCGCATTAAGTCAGCGGATCACCAAATCAGGCGGAACAGGCAAAGAGTGGAACTTGGCTTATTTGAAAACGAGTTCATTCTTTCGCCCGATTAGCTCAGATGATGGGCAATCAGGGCCTCGTCCCCATTGTGCGTTGATTGATGAAATTCATGAGCATAAAAATAATACTGCCGTCGAGATGATGCGAGCGGGTACAAAAGGCCGGCGACAAGCCTTGATATTTATGATCACCAACAGTGGCCATGATAAAACCAGTGTGTGTTATGACTACCATGAATATGGTCGAAAAGTCGCCGAAGGAACTATCGAAGACGACAGCTTCTTTTCCTATATTTGCTCACTGGATGAGGGCGATGATCCCTTTAAGGATGAGTCTTGCTGGGGGAAAGCCAATCCGTCATTGGGCTACACCTTTTCTGAACGCTATTTACGCGAGCAAGTGACTCAAGCTCGAGGTATGCCCGCGAAAGAAAGCATTGTGCGTCGGCTTAATTTTTGTCAGTGGGTGGATGCTGATAATCCGTGGATTAACAGTGAAACATGGATGCAGTGTGAAAACACGTTCACATTCGATGATCTTCAAGGTGAAGAATGTTATGGCGGATTGGACTTATCGGGAACCAAAGATTTAACCGCATTGGCCCTGTATTTTCCTCGTCTCAAACGTCTTTATGTTGAATTTTGGACACCCAAAGACACCTTATTGGATAGAGCGAAAACCGACCGAGTGCCTTACGACTTATGGGTAAGGCAAGGTTTTATGCATACCACGTCAGGGAATGCGGTGAGATATGAATTTGTGGCAGAACGCATTGCTGAGATGGCGATGCACGTCAACATGAGAGCCATTGCCTTTGACCCTTATCGCATTAAATACCTTGTACCCAAACTCGATGAAGTGGGCGTGACGGTTCCCTTAATCCAACATGGACAAGGATTTTACAAAGCCAAAGATTCAGGGCTATGGATGCCACACTCTATCGAACTATTTGAACAGCTCATTGATGACAAGAAGATTGAGATCCACACCAATCCTTGTTTGAGATGGAATGCCGCATCCGCTGTGCTTGAGGCTGACCAAAAAGATAACCGCGTCTTTGCCAAGAAAAAAAGCACTGGTCGAATTGATGGTGTGGTGGCATCAGCAATGGCGATTGGTGCTGCGGAAGGTGAGGTTGATGATGGCAACCTTGATGACTTTTTCTCTAACCCATTGAGTATGTGATGACAGATAAACAATATTCAATCGATTTGCGCACTAATCATGGTTGGTTTGCGCGTCTGGCTTCCTTCTTTGTTGGGGGAAGACTCGTGACACCTGAACAAGGTTCACAATCAGGCGTTATCTCAGCGCAAGGCTCGCTTGGTGATTCTTCTGTAAATGATGAGCGAATACTCCAAATATCCACGGTTTGGCGTTGTGTTAGCTTAATTTCGACGTTAACGGCTTGTTTGCCACTGGATGTGTTCGAAACGGATAAACAGGGAAATAGAACCAAAGTTGATTTAAGTAACCCATTGGCTCGATTACTGCGATATTCGCCCAATCAATATATGACCGCTCAAGAATTCCGAGAGGCAATGACTATGCAGCTTTGCTTTTATGGTAATGCTTTCGCGTTGATTGAGCGAAATAAAGTGGGTGATGTGATTAGCTTGCTTCCTCTGTTGTCTGCCAATATGGATGTACGCATGGAGGGGAAGAATATTATCTATAAATATCAGCGTGATCATGAGTTTGCGAAATTTAAACAACATGAAATTTTTCATTTAAAAGGGTTTGGTTTTAATGGATTAGTCGGATTGTCGCCTATTGCTTATGCGTGTAAGACAGCAAGCACGGCCGTTGCGATGGAAGATCAACAACGTGAGTTTTACGCTAATGGGGCTAAGTCTCCTAAAATTCTGACAACGGGCGATAAGGTATTGAATAAAGAGCAACGTAGCCAACTTGAAGAGAATTTCAAAGAAATTGCGGGTGGTCCCGTTAAAAAACGATTGTGGATCTTAGAAGGGGGATTTCAAGCACAAGATATTGGTGTTAGTCCTCAAGATGCAGAAACAATGTCTTCCCGCAAATTTCAAGTCAGTGAATTAGCCCGTTTTTTTGGTGTTCCCCCGCATTTAGTCGGCGATGTTGAAAAATCAACAAGTTGGGGAACAGGTATTGAGCAACAAAACTTAGGTTTTCTTCAATATACCTTACAACCCTATATCTCCCGATGGGAAAACTGCATTGCGCGTTGGCTTCTAAAACCCCCCGAAGTGGGAAAATACCATGCTGAACATAACCTTGATGGATTATTGCGAGGCGATTCTACTTCACGCGCCGCGTTTATGAAAGCGATGGGAGAATCGGGGCTAAGAACTATTAATGAAATGCGACGGCTTGATAATTATCCTCCTCTTGAAGGTGGAGATGTCGCTTACCGGCAAGCACAATATTTACCGATTAACCAACTCAATAAAGAGCCTCACGAAAGTGGGGCTTAATTATTTATGGGGGTTCAATGCCTGATATTAGAAAAACACTGAATTTTGATGAAGCGGAAATCAAATTTACGGGTGATGGCACACAAGGCGTTTTCGAAGGTTATGCCTCTGTATTTAGTCATCAAGATTCCGATGGTGACATTATTTTACCCGGTGCGTTTAAGCATGTTTTAGATAAGCAAAAACAAAAAGTCGCTATGTTTTATAACCATCGAGTCTGGGAGCTTCCTGTGGGGAAATGGGAGTACATGGAGGAAGATCAAAAAGGATTACGAGTGAGAGGACAACTGACACCCGGTCATAGTGCAGCTCAAGATCTAAAAGCGGCAATGAAGCATGGCACGGTTGACGGGCTTTCTATCGGATTCGGGTGTCTGCGTAATGATTTTGAGCGAACACCTTCAGGCCGTATTTTTAAAAATATCTCCCTGTTACGTGAAATTAGTATTTGTACATTTCCCGCTAATGACCAAGCACAGGTTTCATCACTCAAGAGCATCGATGGGTTATTAACGATCCGAGATATTGAGGATTGGCTGAGAGAGTCAGCCGGTTTATCAAAATCAGAAGCAGTCGGTTTTATTTCCCGCTTCAAATCCGCTATTCGGAGTGAGTCCGATGACACTCAACAATCCCTAGTCGCATCCATTGTTAACCAAATTAATGCATTTAATCTGAAAGGATAGGATATGTCTGACTTAGCTATTATCCAAGAAGCCATCGAAGGATCACAAAAAAAGGTGCAAGAGCTCTTCGATGCACAGAAGAAAGAAATTGAAGCTACTGGCGCAGTTTCAAAGCAATTACAAACAGATTTAGTCTTAGTTCAAGAGGAGTTAAAAAAAGCCGGTGAACGTCTGTTTGATTTAGAACAGAAAGGGGCAACGAGTGCTGATGATCCTAATGCGAAAAAAGATTTTTCTGAGCGAGCAGCAGAAGCGCTGACAAAATCATGGAATGGGAGTCAGGCTTCTTATGAAGTGAAAACCTTTAATAAATCATTAGGCAGTGATGCGAGCTCAGCCGGAGTTCTCATTCAGCCTATGCAAGTACCGGGTATTATTATGCCGGGGATGCGTCGTTTAGTTATCCGCGATTTATTAGCTCAAGGTCGTATTTCCAGTAACTCACTGGAATATGTACGCGAAAAATTGTTTACCAATAGCGCGGCACCCGTGAAAGAAAAGGCACAAAAGCCAGAATCTAATCTGACGTTTGAAAAACAAACGGCAAATGTGATCACTATTGCTCATTGGATCCAAGCGTCTCGCCAAGTGATGGATGATGCTGTGCAGTTACAGTCTTACGTTAATAACCGCTTATTGTATGGCTTAGCGTTAGTGGAAGAGGAGCAATTACTCAATGGTGACGGTACAGCGGATAATTTGACGGGGATTAATCATGTTGCCACTGCCTATGATACCACGTTGAGTGCTACGGGTGATACGCATGCCGATCTGATTGCTCATGCCATTTATCAGGTAACAGAATCTGAATTTAGCGCCTCAGGTATTATTTTAAATCCTCGTGATTGGCATGCCATTGCGTTAATGAAAGATAAAGAAGGGCGTTATATTTTTGGTGGTCCACAAGCGTTTACTTCAAATGTAATGTGGGGATTACCTGTTGTTCCAACAAAAGCACAAAAACAAGGTGAGTTTACTGTTGGTGCATTTGATTTGGCGTCTCAAGTATGGGATCGAATGAATGCGGTTATCGAAGTGAGTCGAGAAGATCGTGATAATTTCGTGAAGAATATGCTGACCATTTTGTGTGAAGAACGTTTAGCATTAGCCCATTATCGCCCTCAAGCCTTAATTAAAGGGACTTTTCCAACGTCTGGAAGAAGTGCTTAAGTAATAGGTCGGGGTAGGTAACTATCCCGTATTACATCATGAATATCTTAGATGTCATTCCTCTTTCTTTATTAAAACAGCATCTCGAATACAGCGGTGATGATCGTGATGAGCAGATTCTATTTTATGCTCAAAGCGCATTAAATTATTGTTTGAGATGGTGTGATGAACCAGCATGGAAATCACCTGATGATATCCCTTATGAAGTGAAATCTGCCATGCTTTTGGTGCTGGGGGATATGTTTGAACATCGAACCAGCCAAAGTGAAATTCTGTTATATGAAAATAAAGCAGTAGAACGATTGTTACTGCTTTGTCGAAATTGGCGAGGTAGTTAATGGATCCGGGACGATTACGCCACACTATTCATATTCAAAAACCAGTATTGGCGCCTGATGCCATCAGTGGCAATGATGTGATTTGGACGGATCATGCGACAAAAGTACGTGCAGCGATCATGCCTTATCAAGGGCGAGAATATTTTCAAGCTCAGCAAGTACAAAGTGAGGCCACAACGCGAATTCTTATTCGCTATATTGCTGATATTGATACCTCGATGCGTATTGTATGGGGTAAGCGACTATTTAATATTATTTCGATTATTGACCCTTATGAGCGTCATCGTGAGCTTCAATTGATGTGCAAAGAGGGCGTGAATGATGGGTGAGATTAAAATCAGTGGATTGTCTGAACTCGCTCAACGAATGCAAGACATTGCCCGTAAAACCAGAAATCAAAGTGCGCGTAAGGCGATGAATGCAGGCGCTTCGGCGTTAAAGCAGGAAATCAAACATCGAGTGCCTATCCTTAAGGAAACGGTGCCTCATCGACGCAAAGGCACCATCAAGCGCAATATTCGTTCTAAAACGAAAGTGCAGCGTAATGGACAAGTCAAAACGCGCATTTGGGTGAAATCATTATCGGGTAAAAAGGTGTCTGCCTTTAAACAGGTAACGGGAAAAAGTGCGGCATTGAATCCAAATGATCCGTTTTATTGGTGGTTTGTCGAGTTTGGTACCGCCAAGATGCCCGCACAACCGTTTATGCGCCCCAGCTTTGAAGCGAAAAAGGAAGCGACGGCTAAAGTGATTGTTCAAACACTCAAAGAGGATATTGAAAAAACAAGGTAGAGATCATGATACAGCAATTAAAAGAGACCCTTTCACCGCTGGTCGATGGAAGGGTTTTTTTTCAGGTATTACCTGAAGGCAAAAGGCATTATCCCGCCATTGTGATCCAGTTCGCCAGCATCACGCCTAACAGTGCGCTGGAGGATACAGATTTAGACAACTATCGTGTGCAACTTGATGTGTATGCGCCACAGCCACAACCCCTCATGGTCTTGCGTAAAAACATTGAGGCTCAGATTGTTGAGGCGATCCCATTTGCACAACGGGTGAATGCGGTCTTTGGGTATGAAGCGGATGTCAAATTGCATCGGCTTGTTCTTGAATTAATGATTTCATCAGATAAATAAGGAATGGATATGGCAAAGTCAAAAAACCATAAAGCGACGCCTTTCCTCGGCACGAAGATCTTTGTGCAAACAGGCTTAGGGGAGGCGATGACGGTGACGGAAGCGACGTTATCACCCGCAACCATTACCATCGCCAATAATAAACTGAAAGCGGATGACATGATTATGTTATCGGGACTCGGGGAGTTAGATGGACGTTTTCCTGTTGCACAGGTTGATGGCGACAAAGTGACCCTGTGCGACGAAGTGGATTGGAGCGATAAAACACTACCCACGGATTTAGCAGAGGCTAAGGCACAACGTATTCAATGGTCTAATAACTTTTGTGCAGTGAAAAGCTTTAGCAAAGACGGTTCGACAACCGAACAAATTGATGTCACCACCATTTGCAGTGATGGCAAGGAATATGAATCCGGTGATACGGAATACGGCTCAATTAAATTGACCTTCTTCTTACGTTATAGCTCCAGTGATGTGCAGCGACTCTTGCGTAAATATGAAAACAGCAAAGAAAAATTCGCAGTGAAAATGGTCTTAACACGAGATGAAGGCTCCATGTTTTATTACGGCTCCGTCGAAACAGGCATGAACATTGATGGCAGTGTGGGGCAAATGATGGATTCGGGGATCTCGATTAAATTGTCTGGCCGTGATTATTTGAATGTGAAGAAATAACCCTTAATTCACCTCTTTCATTATTTCTCTTCTCCCTTTTCGATAAAAAATCTTAGGAGTGATTATGTCTAACGCGTTATTGCGTGAATTAGTGTTAAACCAAGCACTGAAAGTGACGCCTTTTACCTATTTAGACAACACCTTTTACGTCAAAGAGCTCGATGTTGGCACCATGAATTACATTCAGCGCAAACTTCGTCAAATTAAAATCAAGCTCGCTGAGGCGCAGGATATTTATTTAGATGAAGACGATCCCGAACAATTTAATGAGGCGATAAATCGTGTCTACGATGAATATGATGTCGCCAGAATGTTGGCCTTTAAGTTGTGTGATGAAAAAGGGGAACTGCTTTTTGATGCTGAAAATGAAGAAGACTTAAAAGGTCTTAATCGTTTAGGACAAGGGTTTTCTAATGCGGTGTTTACGGCAGAAGTGGGGAACAGCGAAAAAAACTCGGAGACCGACGACAATTCCAACTGATATTGTCGTTGGCATTGGGAAAAACGCTCGCGGAAATCGAGCAAATGCCCGAAAGCCACTTGTGTGAATATGAAGCTTTTTATCGCAAACAACCCTTTGGTTTATGGCGAGAGGATTATCGGATGGCACAAGTGGCGCATCTTCTTGCGATGATAAATCGTGATCCGAAAACATCTCCGCCTGAATTGATGGATTTTATGCCGATGTGGAAGAAGAAAATCACGGAAGAAGAGGTGTGGGATAATGTCACTGAGAGTGTATTAGCTAATCGATAGCCCCTTTGTTGGGGCTTTTTTATTGTTTTAAGGAGTTTTTATGGCTGGCGCATTAGGTAGATTAAATATTGATTTGACGCTGAATACGGCAAATTTCACAAATGCGATCAACCGTAGTCAGCGCCAAACAGAACAATTTGGGCAAAGTATTCGCGTCAGCCTTCAAGCTATCACCGTACAACAAGAGCGAATGGTATCGCAAACCGCAAAATCCTCGGCGCTTTTTGCCCGCTTTGCGAGTGTCACCGCAAGTGCATTATCCATTCATCAAGTCATTAATTATGCTGATAGTTGGACGGAATTACAGAACCGCTTAAAACTGGTGACAGAAAGTTCTGTCGAGTTAAATAAAGCCACACAAACAGTCTATGGCATTGCCCAAAAAACCTATCAATCATTGGATGCCACAGCACAAGTTTATCAACGTTTTGCGGATAATGCCGATCGCTTAGGATTAAGTCAGCAAAAAGTGGCTGAACTCACGGAAACTGTCTCAAAAGCCGTGGCGATTTCAGGAGCGAGTGCCACCGCAGCCCAAGCGGCATTAACTCAATTTGGTCAAGCATTAGCCTCGGGGCAGTTACGTGGGGAAGAGCTGAATTCGGTGATGGAGCAAACGCCTGCGTTAGCGAAAGCCATCGCTGACGGCATGGGTGTCAGTGTGGGCGAATTAAGGAAGAAAGCCCAAGACGGTGAAATGACGATTGAGAAAGTCATTCAAGCTTTAGAGCGTGCAGCCGACAGTGTGGATAAAAAATTTGCTACCAGCGTGACAACGGTTAGCCAAGGTTTTACCAATCTTCAATCGGCGATGACAAAATTTATTGGTGAAGCGAATCAAGGTACTGGTGTGACTCAGCTTTTAACCACAGGGATGACCACTCTTGCCGATAATCTATCGTTAGTGGCTAAAGTGGTTGAAGGAATTGCTGTCACGGCATTGGTAGCAAAACTCTCTCAATGGACGAAAGCTACTTATCTGAAAAATCAGGCAACATTGAATGAGGCCAAAGCTACATTACAGAGTGCAGAGGCAAACAGTGTGGCAGCAACCAGTGCCGTGAGGAAGGCATGGGCGGATAAAGAAGCTGCTACATCGGCACTCAATAGAGCCAAAATGGAATATCAAGTTGCTAGAGGCACTAATGCTGAAAAAATCGCACTCGATAACCTTATCGCCACAAAATCACTCGCAAGAACAGCCTCTCTAAATTATACACAAGCATTAACCGCCGAAAACGTCGCTCAACGTGCATTAACGACCGCTCGGCGTCAATCAACAGTGGCAGGGCGAGCGCTCAACAGTGTTATGGGATTAGCGGGTGGCCCTATTGGATTGGTGCTGACCGGTGTGGTGGCATTAGGTATGGGATTGTATGAATACAGCGAAAATGTCAAACAAGCCAAGTTAGAATCGATTGAATTTGCCAATTCCCTTGATACATCAACAGAAGCGTTAAACAAAATGAGCAATGCCACGTTAGTGGCGAATTTAAGTAAAGTTTCATCGGGCATTAACGCGCAATTGGAGAAAATCGAGGAACTTAAACAACAGGTTATTTCCTTACAAGGTCTATCAAAATACAGCGTTGAGAGTGAAAAGGCGTTTACTGAACAAGGTGTGGGGGATTTATACCTTAAACGAGTATCTGAAAAGCAAAAAGAGCTTGATGCTACGATGGGGACATATGCAGAGCAAGTTAATAACTTAGAGCGTCAGCGAGCCAATATGCAAAATATGTTGGCGACACTCAAAGAAAAAGTGGGCGATCAAGCTCCGGAATATAAACGCTATGCCACTGAGTTACAAAATGTTGATGCCGTTATCAATTCACTTAAGGCGAGTTTAAAGAGTTTAGGCATTGAATATGAATCACTCATTGATATCACGCTTCAGGCGACAAATAGCCAAGTGAATGCTGCCACGGCGATTGCTAAACAGATTGATGAATCGATTGAAAAATCGCAACGTTCAGTGGCAAAAGCGCAAGCCACAGGGAAGGCATTAGCGAAATTAAATGCAGAAGATGTATTGGCTTCACGCAAAATTACGCCAGATATGCAAGGCTACGATAAGGCCTTACAAGCGGAAATTGAGGCTCAACTGGCACAGCAAGCCAAACGGACGTATAAGCCCAGCCACAAATCAACCATTGATTATGCCAAGCAATACACCAAAATCTTGACGGAATTGGAGGAAAAACAAGCCTCATTGATTGCGGATGGGCAAAGCATTCAGCTGTATGGCACTACTTCTTCCTTTAATGAATACACATCCGCATTAGCTGATATCAAACAAAATAAAGATAAGTTTGATGCCATCTTAAAAATCGATCCCAAAGCGATTGAGACGATAAAAGAAAAAGCGAAAGCCATTGATGATCTGGCGCGTGCCAACTCGGTTGCGCAATTTGCTTATGATCGCAGTAAAGAAATTGAGCAGATGCAATTTGAAACTACCTTGATAGGAAAATCGCGCGCAGAGCAAGAAAAGCTCAATGCCCTTCGTCAGATTGATGTGCTGTATCAGCAAGCCAGTGTGGATTTAGGCGAAAAAGAGTTGGCGAACTTACAACGCAATGTTGAACTCACTAAACAGCAGATTGAGGAAGAACTGAGGAAGCGAGAGGCCATGAAAGGCGATCCGATGGCGGGATTAAAACAAGGCTTATCGGATTTCAGTGAGTCGGCTATGGATGTGATGGAAAACGTCAGAAACGTCACCACCAATGCCCTTAATAATATGTCTGATGCATTAGCCGATTTTGCTTTAACGGGCAAAGGAAGCTTTAAAGATTTTGCCAATGCGGTGATTTCCGATATCACTCGAATGGTAATGAAAATGCTGATTTTCAAAGCCATTGAAGCAGGCGGGCAGGCAATGGGCTTTGATATGGGATGGATGAGCAAAGGGCATGCTTACGGTGGTTATACGGGGCATGGCGGGAAATTTGAGCCTAAAGGGATTGTGCATGGTGGTGAGTTTGTTTTTACCAAAGAAGCGACGGCTAAATTGGGTGTCGGCAATCTCTATCGCTTAATGCATGCGGCGCAAGGTTATGCTTCGGGGGGCTTTGTGGGAGCGGTCGCAGGGCGAATACCCGTTACACCACAACCAACGTTAGCCCGTGCGGGTGGTGTACAAATGACGGTCGTTAATCATATTACAGTGACAGGCAATGGTGATGCTGTTCTTGCTCAAGCAATGAAAGAAGCCGCACAACAAGGGACAGAAGCAGGCGCACAGAAAGCTCACGCGATGATGTTACAAGACTTTCAAAGTAATGGCGCAGCACGCAGAACATTAGGAGTCTAAATGTCTATTCTTGAATGGCCAAAAGCGGTGATCCCCACACAAGAAAATTGGCAGTTATTGAGTAACAGCAAAACTTTCACCTCGCCATTTAATGGAAGTAGCCAAACGGTACGCTTTCCGGGGAGTCGGTGGCGTTGTGAGTTGACATTCAATAACTTAAATGAAGAGAAATCGCGCCAGTTAGAAGCGCTGGTGGCTTCATTGGATGGGATGTCGGGACGGGTCAAAATATCAAGCTGGATAAGAAAAGGACGTTATGGGTATGGCTCGCCTCGTATTGCAATACCAAGCCAATTGGGGAATCGGCTAGAAACAAAGGATTGGAAGCGCAATATGCGTGTGTTACAGCAAGGGGATCGTTTAACTGTGGGTAATGAACTCAAAATGGTGGTGGCAGATGTGATCAGTGATAATCAGGGGCGCGCAAATATTCCTATTTCACCGATGTTAAGAACGTCACCTACCGTCAATGAAATGCTCGAGGTTGAGCGTCCTTTTGGAGTATTTCGGCTCGTTGATAATGAACAGGGTAAATTTCAGCATCGTCGCTTGGGGTATACCAATATCACGTTATCTTTTGAGGAGGTGTTGTACTAATGCAATATCATCCATTTTCTGACGGTATGGTAAAAGCAATTAATGAGGGGGCTTATATTGTTTTAGCCGCCAGACTCGATTTGAAATCAGGCGTGACCTGTGCGCATACCGGTGTTGGGCAACTGATTATTGCGGGGGAAACTTATTTGGGCGTGGGCAGTTTAGGCGAAATCAGTCAGCTAAAAGAGAATAAGACAACCAGTCCTCCACAATTACAGCTTAAATTAGCCGGTTTTGATAAATCGCTGGTGGGGATGGTGATGAATGAGCAAAGTCGAGGACGCGAAGCACGGTTGATGATGGTCGCCATCAATGAAGAGGGGAACCCGTTGCTTGCTGAAGTCTTATTTGTCGGACAAATCACATCTATCAATGTGGTGTCTGGCGAAGAAAATGCCGTATGTGTTAATGTTTCTAATCGATTCGAGCGATGGTCAATCGGGTTACCCGATAGATTTACCGATGAGTCGTGGTCATCTCGAAGACAAGGTGATCGTATCTTTCGCTATGTGGCTCAAATGGCTGAACGGGCTATTTATTGGGGCAGTAAGAAAGATGCACCTGCATTTATTTATAAATAATCTTATTGTCTTGTTAAACCCACTTTTGTGGGTTTTTTGCTATTTAAGGTCAGTACATGAAACAACCTAACTGGACACTTAAATTACCTGAAACCATAAGGGCGGCGATGAGTCGCCCTTTTTCATGGGGTGAATTTGATTGTTGCATTTTTGCCTCTGAATGTATTGACGCACAATGCGGTTTCTCGCCAATAAAGCCTTATCTCAATCACTATAAAACCAAAGCCGAAGCCTTCAATCTTATCAAATCTAAATTTGGCTCCTTAGAGAAAGCCGTTTCACGCTATTTCAAATCCATTGAGATTGAACGCGTTCAGCGTGGCGACCTCGTATTGTTTAAAGGTGAGGACGGTGACAGTTTAGCGGTGGTCTGGGCGGGGCATTATTGGGGCGTAACCCCACAAGGCGTGAAGCCGGTGCAGATTAACCCAATCAAAGCGTGGAGAGTGGAATAATGGGTGGGAGTGGTGGATTAATTTCAAAAGTCGTGGGTGCGGGCTTAATGATTGCGGGGCTATTTACTGGAGGCGTCACCTCTGCGATGGGCATGGCGCTGATGGCAGCAGGCGTCGCGGTGCAAGTCGCAGGTTCGCTTATCTTTAAGCCTAAACTGCCTTCCATGAATTATCGAGATACCAGTGAACGCAAACAGATGTTACGTTCATCGTCTGCCCCTGAAACCGTGATCGTCGGAAAAACAGTGATATCGGGTTTGCTTTTCTTCGCCGAAGAAGAGGCGGGTGAACAAGATGAAAACGAAAAAATCACACTGGCATTAGCGTTAGCAGGGCACCCCATAGAGAAAATTGGGAAGATCTGGTTAGGGGACGATTTAATTGAGACTTTTGGTGATAAAGCCTCATGGGAATTACATAACGATAGGGAAGATGCCGCTCCCTTTATGCTTAAAAATTGCCCGTCATGGAAAGAGGATATGATTGGTCGAGGTCTAGCGTGGTTACGTGTGACACTCACGTTTGACCAAGAAAAATTCCCCTATGGATTACCCAATGTGAAATGTGAAGTTTGGGGAAAACATCTGTTTGATCCTCGCACTGGGCAAACTGTGTGGGGTAACAATGGGGTCTTAGTGATTTTGGATTATTACCGCCATTATTTAAAAGTACCTGATACGGATATTGACTTTGACAGCTTTAAACAGGCGGCCGATTTATGTGATGAAAAAGTGAGTCTACCAGAAGGTGGATTTGAGTCGCGATATACCCTTAATGGTGCCTATGACTTAAATGAGAGTCCATCCAGTGTCTTGGAAGCAATGCACAAATGCATTAACGCGGAACCGACATTCACCGCAGGAAAACACGGTATTCAAATCGGCGCTTATTATGGGCCGGCAATAAAAACCATCACTGAATCACAGTTGATTGGCACCGTCACTTGTACCCCTGAAACAGGTTTAAAAGACGCGACCAATGCGGTGTATGGCACATTTATTGATGCCGAACAGTTGTACACAAAAACCGACTTCACGCCTGTGATTGTGGACGAATGGGTGAAAGAGGATGGCTTAGAAATTCGAGAGAATATCGACTATCGTTTTGTCACCAGCCCTTATCAAGCCCAACGATTAGCCCGCCAATATCTCCGCAAAAAGAAAGCCGGAAGACGGGTTCAACTCACGATGAACTTAGACGGCTATGCTTATCGTCCGGGGGAAGTTGTGCTTTTAGAACTACCCGCTTTGGGAATTAGTGGGCTGGAATTCCGTATTGCTGAATGGACCTTCCATGCTTTAGAAGGTGTCTCTCTGACATTAGAAGAAGATGGTGCTTATTTATATGAAGACGTCATTGGGAAACCTTTTGTTAGACCCCCATTCACTAAATTACCCACCGGCGGTGTAGCAGCACCTATTAATCTTACCTTTGTTCCACTTGCAGTCAGTGACATCGTGCAAGGTACGCTTTCTTGGCAGAATGTGGCGTCTGATGTGCGCTATAACACGGTCAATATTTTCCAGAATGGCAAGGTTATACAGTCTATTCAGGTGCCGGGTGAACGTGTTGATATTAACGGTTTAATGAGAGGCACTTATCGTGTTGAAGTCAGAGCAACAAATGTGGCTGGTGCGATGTCGGCACCCGCTATCAGTGATTTTGCTATCCAAGCACCGCCGGCTCCCATTAAGGTTGATGTTACTTCGGGAATGTTCAGCCTCACCGTCTCACCAAAACAAGGTGATAGTGCTGTCTTGGGTTATACCTTTGAATTTTGGTTTAGTGAGGAAAAACTCGCCAATCTCTCTGAACATGAGGTAATGGTTCATACTCATAAAGTAGGACAGGGGCATTACTGGACACAAGAAAACCTGAAACCAGGATATACCTATTATTTTTATGTCCGAACTTTAAATAGCTATGGTAAATCGCCGTTTGTGGAAGCTTCAGGTGTTTGCTCTGCTCAAGCGAATTTACTTCTTGATGAATTAGCGGGGCAAATCAGTCGAGATCAACTCGCGCAAGACTTATTGGGTGAAATTAACAGTAAAGCAAACCAAATCGAGATTACTGAATTACATGAGTTGATGAGGCTAAATCACGACAAGATTTTATCTGAGTTGATGAGGCATGGTGCGACAATTGAAGAAAGTGAAAAAAAACTGGAGGAGGTAGAAAAATTACTGGCTGAGCGGATTAACCAAGTTTCAACGGTAACAGAGGCTCAGGCCGCTGCAATTAAACAAGAGCAACAAGCACGTATTGAGGCTGATAAAACTGAAGCGCAACAACGACAATCCTTAGCCACTCAACTTCGTGGTGATTATACTGGCAATGATTTATCGAAAGTCACCGCAGGACTTATCTCCGCCGAGAAACAAGCACGTGTTATAGGCGACCAAGCAGAAGCGAAAGCCCGACAATCACTGGAAACACGGATGAATGGGAATGTTTCAGCGATTAATAAATCATTAGAAACCCTCACCTCGAAACAGCAAGCACAAACGCAAGAGATTTCAACGCTCAATTCAAATCTTAAGGGGAAAGCTGATAGCAGTGTGGTGAATGCGTTAAATACGCGAGTATCTAATATTGATGGCAAAGTGACGTCTGCAACCTCTCAGGTACAAACGTTATCCAGCAAATTAGATACAGTGAAAGCCGATTTAACGGAGTCTGTGGTGGTGGATTTAGATTTATCTAAACTCAATGAAAACACCTATTATCCGATTATTTTGCCATTAGTAACTTCTCGACGTTATGCCTTTAAGGTTTTTAGGACATTAGGGCAATATAGAGACAATAAACCGAGCTATGCGACTCACAGCACTAAAGGCTTTGCCATGATTGTGGAATGGCAAGTCAGTGGTTCTGGATGGGGAACTCAGTCTGAAAATCGCATCATTGATAATTTTGATTGGAAATGGACAAATCAATCCCCTGTGATGGGACCCGCTCAATTAACGAATGGCTCTGTGGAATATATTTATTTACGGGGAGGGGCAAAATATCAGTTAACTAAACATAAAAGTGTTAACCATCAAATTATCACCAGCACTTATACCAACAACAAGCAATCGGTGGCACCGAAAGGGTTTGTGGCGAATGACGTGCCTAAATCGAGCGAACAGAAAGCCAATGCAACAGCGAATGCGGTAAATCAACTTGAAACCAAAGTGACAGAGGTTTCAGGTAAAGTGACTTCTACCGCCCAGCAAGTCACTCGCCTAGAAAGCCAAGTGGGTACAAGTTCAGCCAAAATCGAACAAACGTCGAAAGTGGTCACTGATTTAAATGGCAAAATCTCCGCATCATGGACAATGAAAGTCCAGCAGGATAGCAAAGGGAATAAAGTCATTACTGGCATTGGCTTAGGATTCAATGCGCAAGGAAATAGTCAATTTCTGGTTAATGCCCAAAACTTTGCAGTGATATCGTCATTAAACGGTAAAGTGGTGACACCTTTTGTTATTCAAAATGGACAAGCTTTTTTCAATGATGCGTTATTTAGCAAGGCTACCATTGATAAGCTTTTAGTGGGGAAAAAAATCATCTCCACGAATTATCAAGCAGGAAAACGAGGGTTTAATATTGATGGAAAAACTGGCAATGTAGAACTAAATAATGCCACGTTTAGAGGACGGATTGAGGGGGCTGATGGGCACTTCAGTGGAACAGTAGATGCGAAGAGGATTTTGGGAGATGTGTATTTTGCAACGAATAAAGTTATTTCGGGAACACCATTGAACAACAAGATATATCCAAAAGGAAAGCTTGAAACAGGATGGGTTAAAGCTATTGAAATAAGTTCTGATAATTTTGCGCGGGTATTAGATGCTAGATTAGCATGTGTTTTTGAAACTAAACCAGCCAGTAGAGGAGGTAATCAGTCAACACATGCATTTTTAGTGGGGGTTGATGATGGGAAGGGGGGAATAAAGGTTCTTGCAAGACAAGATGGCACTGAGCATCTTGTTAACGGTGTGAAAGTAACAATAATAGTTGATGATATTCCAATTCCGGCAACAGGTCGTGGAGGAAGTATATTTATCTATATGCGGGCGTATACAGTAAATATGAATCCCACCCCTGTTAACACTAACAGGAGTGTGAAATTTACATTTTCAAATACAAAGAGACTTGAAATATTCAAGGAAGGTTCAAGTTTAATTAAACCGTTAAACCATTAAACCATCGTGATTGTTTCTACTTATAGAAATATGTGGAGCAACAATTCCTGCTAAGAAAAGTAACGTCAAAATAATTGTGGATGCAAACTTTAATGATGGTTATTCCAGAATGGGGAGTTATATGATTATCGCATCACGTCATGTAGGAGGACGATTTAGTTTAAAAAAATAAAAGAAAATTAAAATAAAAATAAAAAGCCCCTTATTATGGGGCTATTCTTTTCTATTTACATTTAAATCTACACTTTTTACGTGATTTATTTGCTTTATTGTTTGAATAATAAGAATTTCTTCTTCTTCGCTATTAATAAAACCAGTAACAATTACATGTCCAATTTCGGTACGAATAGCCAATGATTCACTGTTAATATTGGGTGTTCTCTGTAAAGTTGTGCGGATTTTTTCAGTAATAGCTACATCACTCAATGTATCATTAATCTTTTTATCTAAATAGTTTTCATTTGAGTCGCTAAATAATGATGATTGTGAGAAAACATCGCTACTTATGAAGATTAAGCCTATAGAAAGTAGGCATTTATTTATAGGTTTCACCTTTTATGAGCCTTCTACAAGTTATTTTTACTACTTAATTTTAGTGTTATTAAGTATGCTTTTTAGCATGATATAGAATAAAAGCTGGTAAAATCATAACCTATGTTATTTTATTAATAAATAATAGAGCTTTTAAATAATATTTATCTATTTTCTTTTATCATGGTTTTATTTGGAAAATCAGCTTCGGATAATAATGTTTGTGGTGTAACACCTAAAATAGATGCTATGTTAATTAAGTATTCTAGTGTTATTTTTGTATGTCCATTTTCTATTCTAGAATAATGTTGCTGGCTTATTCCGAGTTCTCTGCTCATTTCGGTACCGGTTATCCTTAACTTCTTTCTACTTTGTTTTATTCTGTTTGCTACAATTAAATTAATATTATTCATTTTTATCTAATAGATAATTAGCCTCCTCATTAATGAAGAGGCTAAGATTTATATTACCATTCTAAATTCACACCAGCATTGTAAGTAACACCTTCAAAATTTCCAGTGTTAGTGGCAATACCTGCTTTTAATGCAACACTTTCATTTACACGATAACCAGAGCCAACAGCAATTGCTGTTTCAGAGTTATATCCTCCTACTGCTGCAGTAAAATTAAATTTCCCAACACCATAAGGTTGGAATAACCCATTCAATGCGGCTTGTGATGCTAAACCTCGATGCATTTCTTTTGCCACATCTCTAATATAATGCTCATTACTAACGATTTTACTCTCCAGTTGATCAAACCGCTGGTTATTGTTTTTCATCTCATTGGAGATTTTATTAATACTATTCGTATTGTTGGTAATATTTTGCTCATTTTTCACAATGGAGTTTGTGTTATTTTTAATTGCATTTGAGTTTTCATCAATACGTTGGTTATTGTTTTTCACCTCGTCGGAGATTTTATTAATACTATTCGTATTGTTGGTAATATTTTGCTCATTTTTCACAATGGAGTTTGTGTTATTTTTAATTGCATTTGAGTTTTCAACAATATTCTTCTTGTTGTCATCTATTTGAGTTTTATTGTCAGTAATTCTTTTAGAAAGAGCATTATCTGCACTTTCCATTACAGACTGAAGATCTTTTAATTGCGCAACATTCACTGCGTCGGTATCTTTCGAACCCGCTGCAAGATTGGTTAATTGACGAGTATTTGCATGCTGAATAATTTCACCATTTTCATTAGTTACTGTATCATTACCAATAGAAATTGCGCCTTTAGTTGAAATATAGGTACTAAGCAATCCAGATTTTTCTGCTTGAAGTTTTTGTAACTCAGCATACTCCGGAGTACTGTTCAAAGCAGCAGAACGTTTTACTACTTCGCTTTGATATTGAGCGCGTAGTTCATTTATTTTTTTAGAATACTCTTCCCCCTGTAAGTTTGAATCATAGACTTCTTGCAGTTTTTGATTATATTCATTGCTTAATGAATAGTAAGCATTTGCAATTGGGTCAACGATTTTACTATATTCATTTATCTTGCTATTAAGTTCTTTCAGTCTTTCTTGGGTTTGAGCAGACATTTTTGCTGTTATGGAGGATTCATTACCTACAGTTTTTTCAGCGGATAAATATCCTACGTCACCTTTTACTCTATTCGCAACAGAGTCCAAACCTAATGCTACGGAACCCCAGCTTTGTGAGCTGGCACCAGAACCCAATGCGGTTGAGCTTTTGCCTTCTGCAATAGCCCCATTTCCTATAGCTGTTGTATAGGCATTATTCGCCTTGGCTTTACCTCCCAGAGCAACACTTGCAACATCAGTTGTTTGACTTGAATCACCAATTGCTATACCACCTGTAACGCTAATCGGGTTTTCAGTTGGAAATTTTTCGCGCCATTTTCCTTGTGATGCATTTTTCCCAATAGCAATACCACTTCCGCCAGATACTTTTGCGTTATCACCTAGACTAATAGCACTAGAACCATTGGTTAACGAGTTATTCCCAAGAGCAATTGCATTATTGCCCACGACATTAGATTTAGTACCAAGTGCTATAGAATTAGAGCCATAGCCTATTTTTGAATTTGCTCCAATAGCAACACTGTTGCTACCTTTTACAGCAGTACTATCATGTCCAATAGCAATGTTATTTTCACCAGATGCCTGAGAATTAGTTCCATTTGCAATACTATTTTTACCCAAACTTTCTGAGTGTAAACCTATGCTTATAGCCCCATATTCATTAGCTTTTGACAAAGTTCCTAATGCAGTTGAGTAATTCCCTGTAGCATTGGATGATGTTCCAAGCGCTGTACCATATGTTGCAGTGCTCTGAGCCCAATTACCGATGGCAGTAGAGCCTGCATGAATAGCCTTTGAGGCAGTACCATAGGCAGAGGAACCCCAACCTGTAGATAATGATTGATTACCCATTGCGGTAGCTGATTCATCAGTAGCTTTGGCATCAACACCAATTGCAGTTGATCTCCAACCATTGGCAATAGAGTTTTTACCAATTGCTGTTGTTCCTTCATATTTTGTCTTTGTATTAGAGCCAATAGCAATAGAGCCATCACTTGCCCCTCTTGCATCAGTAGTATTTTGATCAATATCGATATGAACGCCATTTCCGATTGCTATCGTGTTTGATCCTTTTATATTTAGAGGATTTGTTGCTGAATCACTATCATTAGAAGATACAACTATAGAGGATTGCTCTACTCCAGAATCAGTTATGAGAGATGCATTTACAGAACAAGAATATAAAGCAAATAAAATAGACGTATATAATATTTTGTATTTCAT